GAGGCCATCGTCGATTGGAAAGGCGAATAAAAATCCTCCGCCTTCGGATGCATCTTGCCCATCTCCATCGCGTTGGTGACGCGATCCCACAACTGCACGCCTTTGTCCGCCGGGTTCGCCGCTCGCGAGTTGACCTCGTTGAACAATGGGCCGCCGGGAGCGCCAGGCGCTCCGGGAACACCGCCAGAACCGGGCCCAAACGAAAGCGACGGGCGCGCACGGCGGGCGAAATGCTCTGCGGCGAATGACTTCGCAGCGGCGAGCTTGGCCGCCGCCATGTTGCCCGCCGCCGCATCGAGCGAAAGGTAACCGGCACTCGCGCTCGCCAGCGCAACGGGCGCACCAAGTCCTGTAACCGCCGCAATCACCCCGCCGACGATCCCCGTGACGCCGGCGACAGCGTTAAATGCTGCCATCGTCGTCTCGGTCGAGCGCTTGCGTGCTTGTTGCTTGCCGTACTTCGTCTTGATCTCGCGCTTCGCCATTGTCGTCTCCTACGCCGCGCGCCGGTAGCCCTGCACACGCACGCCATCCCCGCGCACGTATCCCTCGACCCACCCGTTACTGGTCGGTGCCGGCTTCGCCGCGGGTGCTCGGGTTTGCGTTCGCACTTCGGCTGCCTTGTTCAGGAAGGCCCGCCCGGTCTGCACACCGCGCGGCATCACCACCGACCGATCGACGCCGTCGTTCGGCAGCAGGAGCTTACGCGCCTGTTCATTCAGGACCGGGAGCGCTCCGCCTGTCACGCTGTCGACAACGCCCATGACGGCACCGACGACGCCATTCTCCTTGTAGCCCTGGTATCCTGCCGCTCCGGCAAAACCCGCGACCGCCACGGGGCCAGCCTTCGCGCCGACGATCTTCAGCGCTGGCGCGGCCTTCGCAACCGCCTGAGCGGCAGCCGACACGAGTTTGCCGATGGCGTACCCAGCCGCCGCGACCCCGCCACCGACGACCGCAGCGGTACCGGTTGCCTGCGCCGTGGCGCGCCCTTCATCGACACCCTCGGCCATGGCCTGTGACTTGGTCGCGTCGAACGCCGTCAGCGCGGCGACGGCCGGACCTGCAACCGCGATCGCTGCAGCACCACCGGCAATGCGCAAAGCGGGCTTTGCCTTGGCGACGGCTGCTTTCGCGGCCGCCCGCGGCGTCGGTGTGCGCGCACGAACTGCCTTCGATTCAGCGTCGGCAATCGTCCGCGCCGATTCGATGGCGGCTAGGTCGCGCCCGTTGACAGGCGTCGCCGGCGTGCTGACGTTGACGGTGCCCTTGCCGATGATCGTCGTCGCCGCGACCGCGGACGTCGTGCCGATCGCCTGGAATGCCTCGCGCGTCGTCGGGTCCTCGAACTGCGGCGCAATGACGAAGCGCGAGAGCGCGCCCTCGGCGAGCAGAACTGCCGCCGGTCCGATACCGATCGGCGCCCTGGCTGTAAATTTCGCCTTGTCCGCTGCGTTGACGATGCCGCGCAGCTTCTTCGCGGCCGCCGGCACGTTCTTGCCGCTCTCATACTGCTTGATGACGGCGCGAGCGTCCTTCGCCATCGATGCAAGCAACGGCTCGGCTGCCTTCACCGCTGCCGTGCGATGCGCATCGATCTTCTTGGCATAGGCTAGGCCGCCAACCACGCCCGCACCGAGTGCAGCCGCGCTGATCCCGGCCTTGCGCAGCCCTTCGCGGGCTTCGCGCGCTTCTTTCTCCGCGTTGGCCTTCAGCGTGCGCTCGAACTCGCGCTGCGTCTCGGCCGCCTCGTCAGAACGTTGCTTCGCAGCCGCCTGAATGCGCTCCAGCTCGGCCCGGGCGCGAGTTGCCTCGGCTTCCGACCGAGCCTTCTCGGCTTCAGCCGATGCTTTTGCCTCGTCGGCTTTGGCGCGTGCCTGATCGGCACGTGCGCGTTGGTTCTGGTACTTGTCCCAAGCCGCTCGCGTCGCATCGCCGTCTTTGCCGTCGACAACGATGTCGAACCCCGCATCGCGAAGCGTCTCCTGGCGCGCAATGATCTCAGCCTTTGTCATTGGGCGCACCCTCCGTTTCGGCTGGCATCGGCGGCAACATCAACGGCGACGGCGGCGGAAGTCCGCGCGCCTCACGCTCCATCTTCTCGCGCTGCTGCTGATCGAGCACTTCGAGGTAATCCTTGCCTTCCTCGGCGCAGATGTCCTGCAGCGTCTCGGCGCCGATCTCCAGCCCGAGCTTCTGGCCCTGCCGCTCCTTGACCGGATCGAGCATCGGCGCCCCGGCGGTGATGAACTTGCCGGTGATCAGCGCATCGAGCGCATCGTAGAAGTCGATGGGCTGCACGCCCTTCGGCAGCGGCATTGCACCCGAGTGCACAACTTCTTCGAGGAAGTTGCGCACCATCGGCACCGCGACGGTTCCGAGCAGCCGCTCGCGCCGCGCCTCGTAGGATCGCCAATTTGAAGCGACTGCCATCTTGGCGCTGGAATAATTGACGTCCGAGTAGTCCTGGCTGACCGAAATCGGATCGGTGCCGGTGCCGGCTGCATAGGCTTTCGTCGCCTGGCTCTGGAAATCTGCGAGCGTGTTCGCGCTGTGTCCAGGTGTGAGAAGCTTCAGATCCTCGCCGGGGAACAGGATCGGCACTTTTGCGCCGTTGAAGCGGATCTGTGCCTCTTCGTGGTACTCGATAGCGGCCTCGAGGTTCTCAAGAGCCACATCGGCGAGCGATGGTGCGGCGCCATCGGCGCCAGGCGGCGAAGCCGCGATGATCTCCAGCGCATCCTTGTAATTCTGTTGCGAGACCATCACCGCAGCATAGGAGGCCTGCAGAATCGCGCCGGCGAGCGCCGTCTCAGTGTACTCGCGGCCCATTTTCATGTCGCGGATGACGCTCGCGAACTCGGAAATGCCGCGCGTCTGTCCGGCGCGACCCACGTCGTAGGAGTGCATTGCGACCGTGCGGCCCCAATCCGTCTCGCGGCGTGCGAACGTCCACGTCGTGGTGCGGGCGCCGAGCAGCGCGATATCGGCAGGATGGCTGTCGCGTATGTAGTAGCCCAGCGGCTCGGACAGCTCGCCCAGCATCACCCCGCCCTTCAGATAGAGGCTCTCGGGCCAACCGTTGGGGTTCGACAGCCGGTCGATGTCGACCGCCTGGAAGCACGTCTGCCACTTGCTGCGCGCTTTGCGCCACTCGCCAGTCGTCAGGCTCTCGCCGTCGACGAAATCGCGATCGTGCGCCAGCCCGATGAGCTGCGAGAAGCTCATACGCCGGCCGGCATCGATGTAGAATCCGGGGCCGTGCGCATATTGCTCCCACAAGCGCTCGAACTCTTGCCCCCAGCGTGTCGCTTCCTCGAAATCGATGCCGAGAAACCGATAATCGGGGCGGCACGAGTAGCGCAGCTTCTTGCCGACGACGCCGAGGCGCGAAATGCGTATCGCCTGACGCGCGTACGGGTGGTTGCGCTCAAGATCGCGCGCTCTGGCCCGCACTTTGGCGGCGTCGCGCATGATTTCGGCGTCTGCCGAGCGCAAGTTCGGCTGCCACAGCGCGATATTCTGGTCGACGTTGCTCGCAGCCGAGTACGCCGGCCGGCTACCGCCGATCTCGGCGCGCGGACGGCGCACATGCGGCGCGGCAACGCTCTTTTGTGCTGCGGCAGCGGCCATCAGACGAACCTGCGTCCCATGAAGATTGCCGGGCGCCCTCGCGTGCCCGTCGTCGACTCGAGGGTTTGCATCTCGGGAAGCTCCGCCTGTGCCGCTGGGCACTGCTTCCAGAGCTGCATGTAATATTTGACCATGTCGGAGACGTTGAGGTTGGCATATTCCATCGTGCGGCCTTTGTGGCCGACACTCTGTACGCCCTCCCCGGTCATTCGCTGGTCGATCGCTGCCTTCAGCTTGCGCAGCACGAGAAGGCAGGGTGTGTCTTGCTCGCTCATCGTGCCCTCATGCGCGCCGCGAGCTTCGCGATGCGTTCCTTCCGCGCCGCCTTGGCGTCGATTGTCGGTAGTTGAGGTGCTGCCGGAGCCGGTTGCTCCCGCCGTTCGCTCTTCGCCATGCCTGAACGAGGCTGCAGCTTCACGGTGACCCGCTTTGGCGGTGCCTCCGTCGACTCTTCTGGCTCTTCCGGACGATAGAGGTGCACGTTGAGCATGTGCCCGACGGCTGCCTGCATCGCTTCGCAGTCGAGGAAGTGGTTTTCTCGGCTACGCGCCACCCACTCGGGCGATCCATTCGGCTTCTTGACGCGTGCCTCGGCGACGATCTGCTTGCAATAGTCGTCGGTCGTATCGGACGGCAGCAGCCAAGAGCCCGGCTTATCGGGCTCCCAGCGAACACGCTCGTGCACCCAGCTTTTGAAGTAGTCCGTATCGAGCAGGATCAGGTCCAAGCCATACTTCTTGGCCGATCCACGCGACGTCACCTCGATTTTGCTGACGATCAGCGGCTTTTTCTGCGTCGGGTAGCCCTTCGTCGGCCACACGAGACGCGGAAACTTGCGGCAGAAGTCATAGACTTTGTTCGTCGGCACGTGCTCGGGCTTGCCGGGCCGGAAGCCGGAGTCGATGAACGCCCGCCAGATGGCCATGTCGCCGATCGGGCGGTGCAGTAGCTCGGCCAGCTCGTGCCAGACGTCGTCCTCGGTCGTCGGCCCGTGCAATTCGCCGAAATCGATGAGCCACGAGCTCGCGCGCGCACCCCAGCCGCGGATGGTGTAGACGATCCGGCGCTTCTGAACGTCGGCCGTGAGCGTGAGCACTTTGACGCCGGCCGGCAACTCCATTTTGCGGTAGCCACGCTTGAGGGCGGCGACCTCCTGCCACTCGGGAACATCGCCGGCGCCAGGCGCCCAAAGCTCGCCGAACCCGGTATTGATGACCGCTTGCAGCTTTTCCTGGCTGCCGGATTCCTTCGCGTCGATGAACGCTGCCGCACGCTCACCGATGGTAACGAACGGCGAGCACAGCCCCGACACCCAAAAGCTGACTGTCGTAGTGTCCGGCGGGTCGCCGCTGACGACGCCGTCCTTCGAAATCGTTTGCCCGGGAGCGACGTAGCGCCCCCGCGCGTTCATCTCCGCCTTGTCGTGTTCCTCGATCACGCCATGGCAGCTCGGGCACTCGATGTAGGCGGCGCGCTTCGCCTCGGCCGAACTGCATAGCTCAGGCCAATTCGGCCAGCGCAACTGCTTGAAGCGCGGCACGAAGTAGTCGCCGCATTGCGGGCACGGGCACGTGAAGTGGTGCATCGTGCCGCGCTGCCACAGGCGCCAGATCGGGCTCTCGATGTCCTCGGGCGGCATGCGCTTCCAGAACTCGAGGCCAGACACCTCGTCCTTTGCGATGTCGGCGTTGCCGCACTTCGGCGTCGACGTGACGAAGCGCTTGCGGTCCTTGTGAGCGAAGCCGCGCGCGTCGACCAGCGAGAGCGCGTCACCGTCGCCCTGCACGTTGCTGACCATGCGATCGAGTTCGTCGACGAGGGCGATTTTTGCCGTCGTGCCGGAAAGCTGCGAGGCCGAGCCGGCCCATAGGAGACGGACAGCAACGCCGCCGACGACTTTCTTGCTCTTCGTGCTCTTACCGGCCTTTGTGCGCAGGCTGGCGGATTGCGTGATAAGCGACGAAAGGCGCGGCTCGATCTCGTCGCGCAAGAATTTCTCAGTCGGCGCCACGTAGATGATCGATGCCGGCCGCTGGTCTAGCGTCTGCCCGATGATGTCGAGGTCGGCTTCCGACTTCCCCATCTGCGAGCCGCAGACCAGGGCCGCCGTATCGTAGCGGTGATCTTCCCCTGCCCGCTCGAAGTCGATGACATAGGGCGTCAGCTTGACGTCGCGCCGGCCGGGGCGATCAGCGGAAGGCGGATAGACCCGGTTCTCGTTGGCCCATTCGTCAGGCGGCTGCTTCTTCGTCGGCCTCGAATGGATCGCGGCCCTCTGAAAGAGCGCCGCCAGCTTTTTCAAGTCGTTCTGTGAGAGCGCGGAGAACGTCGTCGATCGCATTCTCAACACGCCGGCGCGTGGCGACGTCCTCTGAAGCTCTGGCCGGCACGCCCGCCAGCTCGGTGCGCACCACGCCGATGATGAAGTCGACAGCGGCCATGGCTGTCCGCGTGTCGATCAGGATGCCTTCGCGCTCATCGTTTTCGAGCTTGAGCTTGCGTGCGCGCTCGGTCTCGAACTCGGCGCGGGCGTTCTGCTGCCCGACCTGGCGCTCCACTTCCGTTTCACGGATGAAGCGGATGTAGCCCTGCACCGACGCCGCCAGCTCGTATTCGGCGCGCCCGCTCTTCACGAGATAGCCTTTGTCGGCCAGTTCGCGCAGCCAGCGGTCGGTGAACGGCGGAGACGCTAAAACCGCGGCTAACTTCGCCGCCGGCACTGTCTCCGGCCCTGCCGTCTGCGATTTTTTTTGCGGAGTTTTCGCCGGCTTCTTCTTGGTCGACTTGCCGGCCATCAGGGCACCCCTCGAAAAGCCCAGCAAACACGGGCAAATCGGAATCGGAACTGGAGATTTTTCACCCCAAAAAAATGTTGAACGCCGGGCCGCCGCCGCGCCGCACGGAGGGCGGGGGGCCGGGAAGGGACCCGCGACCTCGCCGCTCGCGCGTCAGGACAGAACGCCACCGGTCAATCGCTTGAGTTCGTGCTCGATGCGACGCGGCAGGGACGCGGACGTGGTGGCCTGGAAGGCCGCCGCCGTTGCATCCTTCACGATCTCCTTCGGCACGTTCGGCCCGGCGATGTTCTTGATTGGCAGGCGCTTGCGCCCAACGCGCCAATACGCGTGGCCACCCAGCGACGGGACGATGAACGCGCTCTTGTACGTCTTGCGGTTCTTCCAAGGCGCCGCCGACACACCCTTGCGCGTCTGGTACGCGCGAAAATGCTTGAGGGGTATTGGGCCACCCTTGCACAGGATCGTTGCCGTCAACGTTGCGTTGCTAGCTCTGATCTTGGTGATCATGCCGTAGCGCTTGATGACCGCCTGCGGCGCGCCGATCTGTTTCGACAGCGTGCGCACCACGATGGTGTGCACCTTGTCGAGCGTGTGGTTGATCGCACGTCGCTGCACGGTACGCGACTGCGGGCCGGCGAGCTTGTCAACGGCCGCGGTCAGGCGCGCTATACCGTCGCCCTCCCAGTGCATGGTGACGACTGCCATCGTGATCATCTCCGGCCGTCTTCGCGGGCTTTAGGCCTCGTCGAATGCTTCGGTGTGTGCCTGCCTGGATCAGGCCGGTGGATCACGTCGTGAAACGTCGTCGCGCTGACGCCGCGCCTCGTTCAGCGCGAAGCCCAAGATCACCGCCAGGCGCTTGCACTCCGCCTTCACGGCGATGCGCTGCAGCTCGGCGACGATGTCGGCCACGTAGGCGATCTGCTGGCGGCGCACTACACGCCGTTGGATGCGAGATAGGCCGCGGCCATGAACGCTGCGAACATACCAGCGCTGAGCGAAACGATGACGAACACGATTGCTCTTTCCATCATCTCGCTCGCTGCAATGCCCGCCCACCGGCTGCCATACTGGAACGGCACGCGGCAGCCGGTGCGGGTCGTCTGCGCTCTGGGTTATGGGTGCCCTGCCGCCAACACTACAGAAGGCGATTGGCTAGGCCGGCGACAGGGCGTGCCGGAAGCGCCTCCGGCAGGGCCGCCTTGCACCGGTTAGATACCTGCTGCCGGGCTTCTCATTCGCGGCAGCACCGATGGGGCGCGTGGAATTGTTTGACTGTTGAACTCTAAGACGCCTCACTCAGGGTTCGCGCTACATGGCGCTATCTCCAGCGTTGAATGGGCTGCGATGATCAGCATTTGCAGACGATGACTGTGCTGGGGGCGTGCCGCGTTCGGTGGTCGTCGCCGCGCTTGGCTGCTTCACCCGCGTGCCGCCAGAAACGAAAAAACCCGCGGGCTTTCACCTGCGGGCGCACGTCTCGTCTGAGACTAGTGATTGATTCCCCCGATTCGGGGTTATCTGTAAACAGCTTTTTTGAAATACGTGAGCCGTGGCGCGGATGCATCAGTCCAGCGGGATGGTCAAGTAGCGTATGTCGAGCGCATCCTGATCGAAGAAGGCGGGATCGTCCACGTCGATACCGTGCAGACAGGCGTTGGCGTCACCGTCTGCTGCCAATCGTGCCACAGCAGCTATCGCCCCCATGCGGTCGCCAGCATACCATGCCAACCCGCCCTCGCGGTTGAACCCTTCCTCTCTGATCGTCTCCAGCTCGTATATGATCCGCGCCATTGCGCGCCGCATCGCCGTTGCATCCATAGCCGCCCCCTACTCCCCAGCGCCGCGTGAGGCGCCTTGGTCGCTGCGCGTCACGTATTCGACCATCTCGCGCCTGCCGCGCGTGAAATAGGCCAGCATGCCGAACACGACCGACCCGACGGCCCACATGAACAACACCATCATTATGCCGATGCCCGCGCCAGCATTGCAGCCATCTTGCTCGGCCCGCGTGGCGTACTGTGCGCAGTTAGCCGCCCCTGCCCCCATGACCAACGCCCACGCCATCAGCGCATTCCATCCCCAAAAGATGATCAGGAATATCCAGCCGAAAAAGCCTCTCTTGCGCTTCTCGACCAATCTGCGCGTCTCGACCTCAACCATTGCCCGTCCCCCGATCTCAGCGGCTCGCCGCCCTATTCCCCAGCGCCGTCGTAGTCGCCCGGCACGTCATACGGCGGGACCGGCAGCGCGATCGGCACCCACTCCGGAAACACGCCGCTGGCTGGCACGAACTCCGCCGTGTGCTCATCGATGACACGGTGCAGCTTGAGCGGACACTCGTCATGCACCTTCTGCGCCTGTTCTGGCGACATCTCGATCCTGGCCCCGTCTGCTGGCGTATCGTGCCGAAGCATGGGCCCCTGATGCGCGGCGTCGACAACAATGGTGATGTTGTGGCGGCGCTCGTTGCGCACCCAGCGCTCGATGTTCCGCATCATCGCCTTGGCATCTAATGGCGGAGCGTCTTGCGGTGCGGTCGACGTGTACGCCTGATAAGCCGCCCCATCAAATACGTGGCGATGAAGGGACGCCGCGACAGCCTCGGCGATGCGAGTT